CAGATTTATCACGATGCGTCGAATAGCTACATAACCGACAACGGGACTGGCAATCTTAAAATAGGAAGCGGCAATCAGGTTGATATTCTCGGAACTGCCGAGACGCTCGCCACCTTTGTCGATGATGGTGCCGTTAGCCTATATCACAATGATGGTGTGAAAATTGCTACGACAGCTACCGGGATTCAGGTAACCGGGACAGCCCTTGCTACAACCGACACAGATACAAGTAATACAGGTGATGTAACACTTGATTTTCAGACGAATCAGAACTTCGTTTTGACCTTCACAGGTAATGTAACTCTTGTTAACCCTTCAACGGAACAGGTTGGTCAAAGCGGAATAATTGTTTGTATTCAAGACGGGACTGGGTCCAGAACCCTCAGTCTGGGCACGGACTATGAGACCGCTGGGGCGGCTGGAATAACTCTCAGCACCGCTGCCGATGCTGTCGATATAATTCCGTACTTTGTCCAAAGCGCCTCGAACATACTTCTCGGAGCGGTGCAGAAGGCTTTCGCATAATGGTTTTAAGTAACGCACAATGGTTCACAGCACCCAGTACCCCGGCAACACTTGTATTTAATGAGGTGTTGACTAGCACGTCAGCTTCAACGCACACATTTACGGGTGTGGATTTTGGTACGGCGGCTGCTGACAGACGTATCTTAATCGGTATTAGTGTCAACTCAAGTCAAGACCCAACCTCTTTTTCAGGAACGATTGGCGGGGTGGCTGTTTTCCTTGTGGCGGGGTTGCAGGTAACTGGGGGTCAAGCTGCGGCTTTGATGATGGCTAATGTTCCGACAGGAACTTCTGGAACGGTTTACATAAGCCACAATACCGGCTCCGTTGCTGTCGGTGTCTGGTCATTATATGATGCGGCACCGGGGGTCTATGATTCAGCTACTGATGACTCAGACAATGAGGCTAATACGTCGGGAACTCTCGACGTTCCGGCGAGTGGGATTGCGTTCGGGATCGCTAGTACAGGGTCTGGTGCTACTAACACTTTCGCATGGACGGGTGCTACGGAAAATTATGACAGTGCCACTGGTCAGAATTATATCAACGGGTCGGGTGCATCGGTTGAAGTTCCAGCGGGGGATTCGTCTTTAACCTTAACAGCTGCAAGAACCGGTGGTTCCGGCGACACTTGGTTTGCTGGCGCATTTGCATCCTTTGGGCCGATAGGTGATTGGGTGGTGGTAGTTCCCGGTGAATGGTCTGGTAAAACAGGTAATTTCACCCTTTCAAGTAACGATGCAGTTGGGAGTGCGGCTGCGGATCAGGCGGTAAGATACGATATTGCCTTTGATGGTGATTTCACGCTTGAAGGAAATACTGTCGGTGGTACTGGCAACAATCAGTTTGGAGTTTATGCTACATCAGAAGATGCTAGTTTTAATGAGGACTGTCCTTCTCTGGATATTGGCGTTACTAACCGTTGGGATATTTCAGCCTCTCCCATGAACTCAATGTCTTTCGATGGTACAAGAGAGAACACCTGCACAGCACTTGCAGACGGAGACTACTGGCAAATAAAAAGGGTTGGCAGTACCTTCTCATTCGCACTCGACAATACCACCCAGAACGGCACTTCTCTTGTTGATCAGGGAGATTGGACTACAACTTCATCCACTGAAGTTCGTTTTGATGTTGTTTGTGGTAGAGCCGATGCAGGTTGTAAGAATCTTAAATATACAAATTAAAGGTGAGATAAATGGCAACGATACTTAGACACGCGGCGACGGGCCAGACGCTTCGCGCAGGTAGGGGGTGGAAGGACGAGAACGGTATCCAGCATCCGCCAAACTGGAACATCTGGTCCGCCGAGGAGAAGACTGCAGCTGGCATCACCGAGATAGTGCAGGCGAGTCCTCCAGATTCAAGGCTGTATACGTGGTCGTATGATGCGGATGGCACCATCAACAAGACAGCCAAGGCTCTGGCCGATAGCGGTTCGGGAGACACCTTGGTCCTTGGCGTTAAATCCAATTTGAAGCAGGCCGTGAACAGCCAGCAAGGTTCGTTACTCGATCAAACCGACTGGTACATCATTCGCAAGGCCGATAACGCGACGGCAATCCCCTCGAATATCCAGACATGGCGCGATGCAATCCGCACTAAAGGCGATGCGATGAAGTCGGCCATTGACGGCGCAGCGGACACGGACGCCGTCGCAGCTTTGTTCGTGGTGTATGAAGAAGACGGCGAGACGATAAAATCCGGCATCCTTTATGATTGGCCCGAGTTGGGGACGTAAATGCCTCTCTCCAAGATCACCTTTCGTCCCGGTGTCAACCGCGAGACGACCTCCTATGGTGATGAGAATGGCTGGTATAATTCCGACCTGATCCGTTTCCGAAAGGGGCGTCCCGAGAAGATGGGCGGCTGGGAACGGTTAAGCAGCAACACCATAGAGGGGACCGGAAGGTCCCTTCACGTATGGGCCGCGCTTGACGGCTCCAAGTACATGGGCCTCGGTACGGAAACCAAGTTCTATATCGAGGAAGGCGGCGGTTATAACGACGTAACGCCGATCCGGGCTACGACCACCCTCGGGGCCAATCCTCTCAAGACCGGGTCCGCTTCCAGCGGCATATTGACCGTGACGGCACCATCCCACGGTGCGGTGGACAACGACTTCGTCACGTTTTCCGGCGCTACGACCACGGACGGCGTCACCGCTGCACAGATCAATACGGAATTCCAGCTTACGCTTATCGACTCCAACAGCTATACCGTGACGACGGAAGGCTCGGCATCTTCCGGCGATACGGCGGGCGGCGGCTCTGCGGTCGTGGCGGAATACCAGATCAATACGGGGTTGAACACGGTCGTGACCGGAACGGGCTTCGGTGCGGGGACCTGGGGCGGTCTTACGTCTACCTATTCCCAGACGACGCTTAACGATAGCGGCGGGATAAGCGACTCGGACACCTCGTTCACGTTGACGAGCGCATCCGATTTCGAGACGGCCTCGACAACCACCGGAGCCAACCTCACGGCTTCCAGTTCCTCCATAGCAGCCGCCAATTCCAGTGCTTTCCCCAGCAAGGGAACGATCCTGATTGGTAGCGAGAAAATCCGCTACGGCACGAACGCGTCCAACGTCTTTGGCGAACTCACCCGTGGCGAAGACGGGACGACCGCCGCCAGTTCATCAAGCGGCGCGGCCATTACCTTCGTCGGGTTGATGCTGATCGAAGACGAGCTTATCCAGTATACGGGGAAGTCCACCAATCTGATCAACGCGGGCGTTGTTCGCGGGGTGCGGGGGACGACCGCCGCAGCCCATGCAGATGGCTTGGCTGTCAAGGAAGCGAACGCCTTCGTCGGATGGGGAGAATCCTCCACCACTGCCGCCGAGACGGGTTCCAACATCCGGTTGTACACGCAGGACAACTGGGGTGAGGACCTCATCTTCAACGTCTACGACGGTGCTCCGTATTACTGGGATAAGACCCTTGGCCTTGGAGCGCGGGCCACCACCTTTGCCTCGCAGACCGGCGCTTCGGATGCACCGACGATAACGCGAAGGATCATGGTATCCGGCGCGGATCGCCACGTCGTCTGTTTTGGATGCAATCCGATCAACGAGACCGACCAGGATCTGCTCATGGTGCGCTGGTCCGATCAGGAAGACCCTGTAGACTGGACCCCGACCGCGACCAACACGGCGGGTTCCCAGCGGATTTCGTCCGGTTCCGAGATCATATCGGCCCAGAAAACGCGTCAGGAGATGCTCATCTGGACCGACACCTCCCTTCACGCCATGCGTTTTACCGGGCCTCCCTTTACGTTCGGCATTTCGATGCTGGCGAACAACGTCTCGATCCTCGGTCCCAACGCCGTCACCACCGTGGGCGACAAGGTATTCTGGATGGACCGTGAGAACTTCTACGTCTACACGGGCCGTGTACAGGTGATCCCCTGCACCCTTCTGCGCTACGTGTTTGACGACATCAATCTCGACCAGAGCTTCAAGTGCTTTGCGGCGTCAAACAAGATGTTCGACGAAGTGTTCTGGTTCTATCCCACTTCCGACAGCGACGAGATCGACCGCTACGTCAAGTTCAACTTCACGGAAAACACCTGGGATCTGGGATCACTCTCCAGAACGGCATGGGTGGACTACGGCATCCATGACAATCCGCGTGGCTCCGGGGCCGTCAGTAGCGTGAACTACATCTACATCCACGAACTCGGGCAGAACAACGACGGCTCGGCCATGACGGCTTTCATCGAGTCGGCGGATTTCGACCTTGGCGATGGCGACCACTTCATGTTCATGAGCCGCGTGGTTCCCGACATCTCCATAACGGATACGAGCGGGGATTCGTCAGGAACCGTGGACTACATCGTCAAGACGCGGAACTATCCCGGTGACTCCCTTACCACGAACTCGACCAATTCCGTGACGCCGACGACACAGCAGTCTTTTGTACGGGCGAGATCCCGCCAAGCCGTCATGAGAATCCAGAGCGCCTCGACCGACCTGGCGTGGACCCTGGGCGATCTTCGTCTCGATCTTCGCCCTGACGGGAGACGCTGATGGCAAAGCTACTGGACCACAGTATGCCCATGGCGCCTGACGATTACGAGGCGGACACTTTCGTTCGCATCCTCCGGGATCTCGAGATGGCGCTGACGAAGATGGACTTCCCGGACATAGTCAGTGGTAAGGACGACACCAACGGCGTTAGCTGGTTTATGGAATAATGGCTTCTGCGTACAAAAACATAGCTGCTCTGGTGGGCGCGACGGGTGACGTGACCATTTACACCTGTCCAACGGCCACGGAAGCCATTGTAAAAAACCTCAATTTGTATAATAGTCACTCCGGTACGATAGTAGTGTATCCGAAGATAACCGACAGTTCCGCGTCCGTGACGGTTACGCTGGGAAAAGACAGCATCGGAACTCTCGCAGATACGTCTCTCGCTGGCCCTTTCGTACTCGAGGCCAGTGATACGCTCATATTAAATTGTGACACGGCATCGAAGATTTATGCCTTCGCGAGCGTTCTGGAGATATCCTGATGTACTCATCCCCCAAATATAGTGGTGAACCGACTGCCCAGGCTCTGGCCACCGGGCTGGCGACACTGGGCCGTTACGGCGACGACTACATGGTCCATGCGTCGGAAGGGGAAACCATCATTCCGGGGGAGATATTTGAGGCCAACCCCCGTCTGAAGCAGGATCTCTTCCGCCAGATGACGATGATGGGGATCGAGGACCCCAATCGTTACGTCGTTGGCAACTCTCTTAATTCCCTGAACCCGATCACCGGACAACCGGAATTCTTCTTCAAGAAGATATGGCGGGCCGCGAAGAAGGTCCTCAAGAAAGCCGCTCCCGTTCTCGCGCCGATTGTCGGCAATTTAATTGCACCGGGTATCGGCGGCATCATTGCATCGGCCCTGACCACCAAACTTATGGGAGGGTCGTGGGGCGATGCGCTGAAGTCGGGTGCGCTTAGTTGGGCTGGCCAAGGCTTGGTGGGTGGTATTGGTGGACTTGGAGGGGAAGGATTTATGTCCGGAGTGGGCAAGGGCCTGATGTCTCCGGTAGATGCCGTAGGTGGTTTGTTTAGTGGGGGCGTTCAAAGTCCCCTTTCTCAAGGTATTTTTGGTCCCCGCGGAATAGACCTTCTTCCATCATCGTGGAGTGGAGGATCTGCTGGCGCAGAGGCACTTAAACAAAGTGGATCCATGAGTCTTTTCCCAATGTATCAAGATGCCGACGCTCTTGGGGCAGCGGGTGTTCGCATGAGTCCTAGTGGTCAATTAGCCCCGACAGCGCGAAGCGTTGGACAAAGTCTTGCAGTACCTCAAGGTGGACAGACAGCGGAAAATATTTCTTCTGCGTGGGATTTTCAGCCTTCAGAGGCGATGATTCCGGAAGAATATACACCTATGGCGAGTGGTTTGGGTTTTGAATCAGGTGAATGGACCCCGGCGGCTCGCGTGGCACCAGCAGTAAGTGCGCCTGAATACGACTATTTTAATCGGCTAGAGGTATCTCCACCCCGTCTTCCAACCGCATCAGAGTTTGCTACTCCAGCATACAATCAGAGCATAGATTCCGCTCATGTGGAAGCAGATAAACTCATCGCTGCTGGCGATTTGGCAGAAGCGCAGAGAGGGACCTATGTTAATGCTAGGGCGATTGAAGGCAAGAATCCGCTAGTGGCTACGCAAGTGGCAACAGAGACGGCGACAATAGAGCCAATAACAAAACCATGGACAGCGGAAGCGGTAGCCGCTCGCCAAACGGATACTCCTTCTGCTAAAGGCACAGCAAAAGAGTTGTCGATGATGGAAAACATAACGGGCAAAGTGCTGGCTGGGGGTGTTCCTGCTGCTCTGGCACTTGTCATGACAGAAGAGGAAAAAGAGAAGGCTGCGTCTCTTCCAGAAGGCAGTCAGGAACGGGAAGCGTATACCGCTTGGCAGAAATTGGACAGAACCTCTGACGAAGCACGTAGGCTCTACGGAATATGGATGGGGCCACCAGTGCATTCAGCCAAAAATCTCGCTAAAATTGCAGGCATCACAGAAGAGCAGGCGTGGCAACAACCGCAATTCATCTATGGTCCGCGTAATGTTCAATCCGCACCCAACCTCTTAAATATTCTTAAAAAGCCCGGTCTAGCAGGTGAATGGAGTGCCCCGACCGCTCTTGGCGCTCGCGGCGGCGAGGTCGTTGGTCCCGGTTCAGGGACCTCCGACAGCATTCCCGCCAGACTTTCGGATGGTGAGTTTGTCATGTCGGCGGATGCCGTGCGGAATGCAGGCAATGGTAATCGTAATCTTGGAGCGGCCCGAATGTATGACATGATGTCACGATTCGAGAGGATGGGATAATGGCTGACGTAACAACAACAGAATCAATCGTTCGCCAAGCCCCGTATCTCGAGGACTTCCA